TCATAGGCAACGAACCATAGGGCGCGATCTGCGGTCCGAAACTCGCGCCTTCGTTCTCAATCTCCCCTGCCAACAGATTGCCTTCGTTATAGACACCGCTCGGAGCCGTGTTGTTCAGAGGGATAAAGCGACTCGCAGCATTCGCGCCCAGGACTGCGAGCGAGCCATTGAAGTATGGGTTGACCAGGGCACCGGTGTCGATGGGTTGATTGTTCTGGACCTGCACGATTCCACTCGGGTTAACGTTTCCGTCCGTATAGCCCACCAGGTACTGCGCCAACTGCGTAACGTTGTCTTGCAGATACTGGTCTGTCAGCGAGAGGGCGGTTTCGGCTTGAATAGCTTGCCGGTTGTCGATGGTATAAGCGTTCCCCCACACTTCTTCAAACATCGTGCTATTGAAAGTAGAGAACCCAGTCACAGGGCCGCCGCTTCCATCGATCTTGACGCCGCCAACAAATACACTGCCTTGATCGAACTCGCAGGACAGGCAGCCTCCCACCCCGGAGTTGTAGTCGATGCCATTCGCCTGCGCATCGAGGCGCAGAGCATACGGATAGCTAGGCTGGGAGCAGCTAGCGTAGACGCCGCCACCGCATCCGCCCTGCGGGAAAGTTGCGATCTGGCCGAAGAGATCGTGAAACTGCGAAAGGTAATTGGAGCTTAACTCAAAAGCGCCTGAAGTAATCGCTCCGCTCGCGCTCGCCCCGACGTGGTTCATCACCAGGTTAGTCGAGCCATCGGCCCAGAAGCACATGCCTGAGCAATTTGAAATGTAAAGGCTATCCCAAGTCTGCGGGCCGTAGGTGTTGAATTCTGGACCGGCTGCAACCGCGCCCCACTTGTCACTGGAACTGTGAGCATGGTTCACCGCAAAGGTCCATTTGTTCGACCCCACAGTATTCCCCGAGGGGCACGAAAAGCCTTTGGCGGTGTATGGAACTCCATTCACGCACTGGAGGTGAGCAGACTCAAAAGCATCCTCGTTGAACCCAGTCACCGTGCATCCCGTAGTTGTAGCGGGCGTCGTGGAGGTTTGCGTGAAGGTCAGCGTCTGCGCGGTGTAATCCGAAGCCTGCACCGCCTGATTTGTCACATTGAACGAAGAATCTGAGCACCCTGACATGGTGAAGATTTCACCCGGAGGAATGCGGATCGCAGAGGCCAGGGTCACCGTCACGATGGAGTAACCGTAAATCGAGGTGGGATAGGCGCGAGACGCTGCGGCTGAAGAAGTGATCGTCCCCGCAATCGTGATCGCGGAACCTGGGGGCGTGTTGGCTATGGTTCCAGAAGTGAATGTCGGCGTTACCGTAACCTGCACTCCGGCTGCCGAAATAACCGTCCCGAGCGTCCCTGCCACATTGGGCCCTGAGATGAAGGCGGGCGCGGAACCCGTCTGAAACTGGCCATATTCACCGCTGGTGTCGCCAAATACGTTCGTCACCCCGTTTACCACGAAAGTAGAACCTACCTGTACACCTCCCTGGATCATCAACTTTATGTTGCCCGACGATGTCCGGGTAAGTGAAGACGGGTTTGCCCAGTAACAACCAGCGCCCCCGCCTGCTTTTATGCAGGGAAGGAATATCGTGCCCGTGCCTCCATTCAAGGTATAAAGCAGGTTGTCGCACGCCTGCACCGCGTTGTCGATGGGGGTAGACCCATTGATGATAGCTCCCTGGGTACGAATGTCACACCAGGGGGTTACAGACGCGACCGGGTCGTATAGCTGCTGAGTCCCTGACAAACCGGAGGGGTTGGCCCGGGTAACGACCGTCACCGGGTTTCCGATACCGCCCCCGGAGTACTGAGGAATGTTCAGTGTATACCCAGAAAGAGTAGCCGGTCCGGACGTACCGCTAGTGGTAAGGGTTAAAGCTTCTGTGACCCCATACGTGCTTGTCGTAGCATAAGGAGCCTCGATAATTGCGTTCGAGCCGCTGATTTTTGGTGTAAGCGCAAGAAACGCAGAATCCGCCGAGGGGGTAGTGGCGTTCAGGTTAAGATTGCCGAGGGTTAGACCCCCGTTGATGGAAACTGAGGTTCCGCCGCTGGATGTTCCGCAGGACGGGCAGGAGAAGGTGATGGTATTTCCAGAAGGTGTTCCCACGATGGGAGATGTGGCGTTGAAGTTGTACACCCCGGCTGTCGGGACGACGGGCGTTCCGTTGTAGTCAATTCCGACAGTCGTTCCCCCACCCCCGTTAATGCAGATATTCGAAATCGTCTGTGTGCCCTGCCCGGGGGAAGTGATCGTTTCCGTGACGCAGTAGTTTAGAGGAATATAGTAAGAATAGCTTCCACTCGCGTTCGCAGTGAGGAGGGGAGGAGTGAGTTGCGAGGCCAGCAGGGGGTCGGAATAGATAGTCGCAGCTAGCCCCGTAGCTGTATTGGTGACTGCGATCTTGGCGTAGGGAACTACCTGCGCGGTAACTCCTCCTTGAGGAGCCCGAGCCAGAACCTGACCCGTTCTGTGATATCCGGTAGTGGCGACCTGAGACAGTCCGGAAAATGGACAGAACGCGAGGATCAGAGCGGCGATAAGAAACAGTTTCTTCATGTCAGTCCTAGTAGGGGGTTGCGACGATGTCAAAGGTAGCGTTCGCTGTCGCTGGGTGTGTGATCGTTATGCTGTTTGCGGATTTAGAAGACACGTAGGTGGTGGCTATCGTTGCGGCAGCGGCGGCGTTGGTGGCCGTCAGAGAGACGTGTCCAGTCGAAACGAATCCGGGAATAGACACGATGTCCGAGGTATTGGCGGTCGTAGTCAGAGAGGCGACTACCGGCCCGTTCTGAACTACGTTGGTCACGGTAACCAGGAGACCGGAGGTGGACGAGATAGTCTCGGTAACATTATAGCCAAGTGGAATGTAGTACTCGTACCACCCGAACTGATCCGCCGTGATAAGAGACCCAGGAATCGTGATGCTCATCCCCGGGTCCGAATAGATCGTCGCCCCGGCCCCCGAGGAGGTTACTGTAACAAAGATTGTAGCGCCCGGGACGACCTGCTGAGTTAGACCGTATTCCATTCGAGCAGTGACGTTGGAGACGCGGTGGAATCCGTAAGTTACAACAGCCATTTTAACCTCTCCCCGATCCGATTAGATTTTGTTGGCGAATGGAATTTAGACGGTCTGATAACCAGAGGTTTTTCTGGCTCTCGGTCAAGCCTTCTGAGTTAGCAACCAGGTCGGTCATAAATAACTGCATGGAGGTCTGAAATCGAGGATCGTTAAGATACTCAAAACACTTGGCGTCGAAACCTTCATTCCAAATGTAACTCATGTAGTCCGGGATGGGGGACCAGGTCTGTGCGGTACTTGTAAAGAGTTGTGCGGCATTTTGAAACTCTAGAACAATCCCATAAATCTTATCGGCAGCGGGAAATAGGCGAAACGTGATATTTCCCTGCCCGTCGTCGAGAATTGGGGCGATCCTAGAGGTTTGATTAGGCAGTGTGTCTTCGCCGAGCAGCAACTGAACCTGAAGCTCTGCGGCGGCGTACCCACTTGTTGGGTCATATTCCACAGCCTTTTCCAACCACCCGAAATTAGGCAGGCTCACCTTGTAATCGGATTGCCCTACCACTGTAGTGAATGCCGGAACCGAGGGAGTTCCCTCGACAGTACGGTTCCATCTCCAGGCAAACGGGGGCGCAAGGATGGTTTGCATCACCCAGTCGGCGTTGGAAAACGCGGGATCGTTGTACGTGTTCGCCGCAAACAGCAGGGGCTCCAAACGGGCGTACTGCTGCGACCGCTGGATTGTGCGTTGCAGTTGAATTGTAGAGGATGCCATATTACCTGGGAGGGATGAGGCCCTTTGGGAGATTCTTTAGGAATACCATCGTAAGCCGCTGTGTCTGCTGCTCTAGGATTTCTTGAAATGCCGGGTTGGTAGAGGGGGATAGGAAAGGAAGGATGGATTCGTGGAAGGGATCAGTGAATAAGTGGACGAGTTCGTGGGTCATAGCCATGACGACTCTGTCTATATTTCCGGAATCGAAGTCTTTCTTTGCCGGGGGATAGACGTGAATTGTAGACCCCAAATAAGTGGAATTGATTGAATTCTCGGCGTAGGAAGTTCCTTTTTCTTCCTCGTGGAATTCGACTTGGAGGGTCCAGCCAGCCAGATCGAAATAGCTGGCCAGATTCTCGACAAGTTTCTTAACCCACTTCTCGTATGTAAGCGGCTCTTTCATGAACCCTCAGTCCATTTTTCGGACGGTTAGCTATCGCGGAGATACGATTCTTGCATGGCCAGGGACGGATTCTGAAACTGGCGAGGACCGGCCTTCGAAATCTTGTTGAAGCTCGGTTTCTTGCGCCAGTACTGATACGTGTGGCCTTGCTCATCCGGCCCATCGAGAGGGTGGAAGAACCGTTGGCAGACTGTGCAGATACCAATATCTACGTTAGCATCCGTGCAGTGCCATAATATCGAGGTGCGCCCGGCGATGTCCCGCTGTTCGGATAGGGGGCTGCAACCGGCGATATGGTCACACAGATTCTGTTCCTGCTTCTTGCCCAGCTTCTTGCGCTCTTCAAGCAGCTTTTCGTTCTTCTTAAAAAGTTGTTCGTTCGCGTCCGCCGCGATTTCCTTCTGCGTTTTTACGTGCTCTCGCGGTTTGGTGGTTTCCAAAATAGCATTGGCCAGGGCCGCGTTGGCTTTGGCGTTTTCTTGCTGCAAGGAAACGATGATGGCGAGCAACTGCTCGGAAGACAGGGGCTGTGTGCTGGTGTTTAGACCAGCGAGAGTTTCTGTAACCGGGGCGCTTTCAGCAACTGCTGAAACCGGCTTTTCTTCTGAAATTGGTTTTAAGGCTTTGAGTGACATTTTTCATTCTCCTACACATAATCCATGTGAGCGGGTTGGTTTAGAGTTTTGAACTGCGGTGCTGCTGGAGTTTCTTATACCACAGAGAGTTCGCACCACCAGACGGGAGGCCGAACTCTTGATTGCATTGTTCTTCTGTCAGGATGTTGTTCTCAACGAAACGGATCAGCACCGACCGCCACCCAATCTGAGTAGCGCGGATGAGCACGTCGCGTTCGTTGAATTCATACTCAGAGTATTCAGGTAGTGTTCCGAGGGTGACATACCCCATGTATTTGAAACTGTTTCCAGACCACTCCGGACGGTTGACCCCGGACGTAGCATACAACGCTATGTCCACGATTGCTCCGTTGACAGTAACTCCCCCGGGGGTAACATACAAATTCGGATACACGTGGTGCAGCTTCTGGAGAAAGACCGAACATTCCATTGGACGCCCCGGACGCTTATCCCGGAGAAAATCCTGATCGGGGTGCCTCTGGCGATTGGTACCGGCGGAACAGTAATTCATTTCCCGGAGACGGGCGGTGTGTTCCGCTATGCTGAGGCGCGGGGCTTCGGCGCATTTGTAACACTGAGGACTATACCCGTCCCTGTAAGCCTCGTTCTTGGGGAAGAACTTATATGTAAGGAGCCTCGCGCACGACTGACACTCCTTGCCCCTCAATTCGTTGTCTGCCCCGGCTTCGTAATCGATGATATCAAATTCATCGACTATCATTCGGGTACCCAAAGTTTGGCTTCAGGAACCCGCTGATTGGGATCGGGGAACGCTTCGTTCAGTTTGCGCTCGATGGTTTTAACCACGGATTCAGCGAGTTCGTTATCCTCGGCGTTGTCGGCATGAACAGCGATCTCACGCTCTAGGGATATACCACCGTCTGATTGTTTGACAACAGCGGCAATGACATAACCAATGACATTTTCAAACCCACCGATTGGGTCTTCTTGAGCCCGCAGTACTGCGACGGCTACAGACATTCCTACCTCCTCAGTCCATTATTCGGACAAAATTGCGGGTGTTCTCGATATCCTGACGGAGTGATTCTGATAATCCGCCCAACCCCGAGACCCGTGTTCTCGCTCTACGCCTTACGACGTAGAGACACCCGCAAGTTGTTTTTAGTTCTGGTCGATTACAAATTCCGACAACTGGATTGTTGACGAAGCAGCGTTGCCCAAGGCAATCGTCCCAAGGAACGATAGCTTTGCGTCGGTAACAGCGGTCACCACGTTGGGAATAACTGTTTTTGTGGTGTACTGTGCTCCCGTCCCGAAAGCAATGTTTGCTTCATACGATCCGGATAGAATCTGCGATGTCGAATCCCATAGCAAAGCAGCTTCGACATAGAAGTTGAAAGGACCGCCAGCCACAGCCGCGTAGGCTGCGCCAGTAGAGCCGATTTTCTTGTCCGAACCCAGAGTTGTAGAAGTTCCTTGATACAGGCTCACAACCAAAGTTTGACCCGCGTTAGCTCCGGCGTTACCAGTTCCGACGAAACGCACATAAAAAATGCGACCCGGATCAAGAACGGCTGTTGTAAACCCTTCGTTCGGATTACCGTTCGGCAAGCCGTATTCACGACCGCTTCTGCCTGTTATAGCAGGATTGCCTGCCACAGAAAAAGCAGGTTGAGCGCCCACAACTGTTGAGATAAGAGGCGGAGTCAAAAAGAATTGCGTGGTCCCGCTGTCGGTTCCTACGGTGAAAATGGTTTCTGTGATGGTGGCTACCGTCTGCACAGGCCACTGATTACGCAGGGTTCCTTGACTGGTGATCCCAGCGACTGTATTGGAGTTGGGCATTTTATTTTCCTTGTTTGATTTGGGTTACGCCCGCAGTGCGGGGTCCTGCGAAAGTCCTTGCTCGAACGAGCGAGACTTAGGAGATTGTATCGGCCTCAGACTTTACCACCAGAGGCTTCAAGATTGGTTTGGCTTCAAGTTGGCCGTTGCTCAGATACACCGCGATCACACCCCCAGGCTCGACCAGAACCTTCTTCTGGTCCCCCATGAGCAAGTGTCCGACCTCGCGGACAACGCTGCTGTGGGCAACGATCATCGGGGGGACTCCGCATTCCATAAATATGTGGATAGCTTCTCTGATGCAGGGGTCTACGCGCTGACGAAATTGGTTGAGGGCTTCTCCGCCCGGAATCGGGCAGTCCGGGTTGTCTAAATATCCTTGGAGGAGTTTTACGTTCTCTTTGCTGCGGGGCTGGCCCGAGAGATTTCCAACGTCGAGGGCGCAGAGGCTGCTTGAGGTGTGTACTGGAACTCCGCTACCCTGAGAAAGGATATCAGCGGTTTTGGTGGCCCGTTGCTTGGGGGAAGAGAAAATCGCGCAAACCGGTTTGTCGTCGAAAAATTTCTTTAAATCTTGCGCCTGTTTTATGCCGGTCGAATCAAGCTCGGGGTTCACGTTTCCACGAAAACATCGCTCGGCATTCAGGACAGTCCGACCGTGGCGCACTACATATAGAGCGATCTGATCGTTATTAGGAGGCATCAACGGGTTCCTTTGGTTTTCTTGTATGGGGTTTCTTGGGCTCGGACGGTACGGGCGATGGGTCTGTCGTCGGAACAATTTCGACCACCTCGGAAAGTGAATCTGACGATTCGTTCTCTATCACTGGTCCGTCCGCAAACATCGTGGCTGTTGTAATGGATGAGGTCAGCGGTCCTGGTCCGGAAGGGGCAGGGTGCTCGAACACGATTCCATCCAACTCGATTTCCAATTCGGAAACCAGAAACTGAATGTCGGGGTGCTTAATCAGAGGGGACTTTCTGACCTGAAGAATTTCGACAGCCAGAAGACGGTAGGGTTTTTGTGCCGCGTCGTTGCGGGCAATGTCTAGAAGAACGTGGTCAGGGAAGGTCTTTAGATGCTGGCTGTTATCTTCAAAGGGGTCTCTGGTAGAGAGTGGCATAGGTCCTCAGTCCATTATTCGGACAGATGTGGGTGGGAAAAATGCAGGTCGAGTTCGCTTCAGATTGTTGCTTCAGCTTTGACCGGCTGTGGTTCAAGACGCATTCTCTAAGGGATCGCCTGTCGAGAAGAATTTCTATCGCACAACCAACCGAAGTAATCTCGTCACTAATTTAGGTCTAGTAAATCGGCGATTCGACTCATCGGCAAACACGACCTGCGGGTGTCCAAGACGGACAAACTGATTTACTCCAAGGGCCGGTGGAGGAAGTATGGGGAATAACCAGCCCTTGGTGGGCGCTCAAAGAAAGGAGGAAAGTTGAGCGCCCGATCTTATTTCTTCGCCGGAGCAGGAGCTACCGGTACATCTGGAACAGTCCATTTTCCGGACGATAAATCGAACGTAGCGTTGTCCGGCAGCTTTTGCTCGGTCTTGACTACCTTTTGGATAGCCTCGATCTGAGCCTGGTCCCGTTGGAGGTTTACCTGAAACGGTTGGACAGCCGTGCCGTAGTTCGTGTTAGCCTCGGCGTTGTTCGCGTCGATCTGCTTTTGCAGGGGCGCGATCTGTGCTACAATCGGCTTGTTCTTCGCGTCGAGTGCGGCCCGGGCCTGTTGCAGAACGTCATTAGCTTTGGACTTGTTTTCAGAAAAGTCCTTGTAAATCGCTAGCAGGGCGTCTTCAGAAACTGAGGATTGAACTGCGATATCCTTGGTCTTGGGTTGGTTCGTGGCCGGAGCCTGTGAGTACAAAGCGGTTGAGACGAACAGTATCGCCAGAAGGCCGATTACTTTCATTTGGTTCTCCTTATGGAATCTTGTAGAAATTGTGTTGCCCTTTGATGTGATCGTGGAAGTACTGTCCGTGGCTCTTGGCTTTGGACAACCCCACTACTTTTTCCGGGGGAACCCGTTGGTATCCGTAGGTCCCGCCGTTCAAAGTTAACGTAAGAAGTTTGGACCCGTCTTCGTAGACGGCCTTATGCACCTGATCGCTGTGATGGAGATGCACGTTGATCTCGGCCATTACTTTGCCTTTGGCTGTGCTTCCGGTTTGCGAACAGAGTTTTCGAAAGCCGCGTCGAACTTCTTCTGAGCCTCCACGTTTAACTTCACTATTACATTCAATCCGTTCATAAATCTCCTTTACGTGCTGCTGACTTGCGTGGAGGGGAAGACGAAAACCTGGCCAGCGTTCGGACAGTCTGTTGTCGCCAAGGAATCCTTGTCGTGAATTACCGTAGGAAGACCGCCCCAATGCTCCGTTGCTTTGAACTTCCGAAAGCATACTGGGCAGTACATCGTCTTACCGAACACCACCATGTTGGTCATCTGACCCCATTCAAAATTCAAAAAATGTGAACGCATAATCACGCTCTTGGCGGCTAATGAACCAATGGTCGATCTACCGGTAGGGTCATCCCGTTTTGTTCTCTTTAACGACCCATGCCATAGCCGGTGAAACCCGCGTTCAACAACAAAACCATTGTACCACACTCTCAGGCAAAACGCAAATCCGATGTTTTGACGTACCCGGTTCGGTCCCCAGACAGCTTGATTACCGTCCAATCCTCTGGAGATGTGGCCCAAGGCTTAATCACGGGCCTGAGCCAAGCCGTTAAGGACCGGACAGAGGCGACCGGGCGCTGAGTCTTGGGTAGGCGAAAGGGGTTGAACCTGTCCATTATTTGGACTTCTTTTCTTTAGAGATCAGAATCAACAAGCAGGTTTCGGCAATGTCGTGCGCGATTGGGATCGTATTCGAAACTGACACAACACCAAAGTTTGGCATAACCTCGCTCTCGGTGTCAGCAATAGTATACCACTGGTCCCCGCCCGGAACCGGCTTGATTATTTTATACCTCATTTACCATCCTTTTCTTTAGGCTGCGCCCTCCAAGCCTTCCACAGCAGCCAGATAATCCCAGACACGTACCCGACGATAGCCAGAATTCCGATAGTGTCGTCTAGCCGGGTCATTTTGCCTTCAGCTTCTTTACAGATTTCTTCTTCTTAGCGGGTTTCTTGGCTCCGTAAAACGTAGCCGTGGTATTGGGCATACCGGTTGAAACTGATGCGGGGGATACTGGCATTTTCTTTTCCTTCTGTGGGAACCCGAGATCGTACCAGAGTTCCTTAAACCACTCAACTACCGTATTGTAAATGCTCATTTGGGCTCCTTCTTTTCAACTAGGTACGCATTCCGTCTCCGTTTTCTTTATGTTGAAAACGGTCCGGAGGGATAAATCTTCTGGTAAACTTCGGTCTCCATTGAGTGTGGCCACGACAACGCGATGAATATCTCTTATCTCGTACTCTGGCGGATGATTCATCATCGGGTACTGTGTCAGCCGAATTGTAACGAGCCAATCCTGGGTTTTCACGCCGTTTCCTTATGCTCTTCCTTCGGTTTGTGGCAGTACATGCACTTCGCGTTCTTCGACCCGAAACATACTTCACACAGACAGGGGGTGTAGGTGTGGGGTTTCAAGAGGACCTCGATCCCGTTTGGCCATGCTCCTTGATTATACCATCAATCCGGTTGTATAAAAGTTCAAGATACGAATTCTCTAACAAGTTGTTACGTTTCTTGAACTCGGCCCAAGAGATTCTTTTCAAAGTGAGCGAATTTTCACCTGGCAAGGTCACGCGGCCTCCTCGGTTTGGGCGGTCATAAGCTCGTCCGCGTCTCTAATCAGTTCTTCGCATTCCGAGCACGTACATCCGCAATCTTCTTTCAGCCAGAAGTGGACAAGGAACTGGTATTTCTCGGCGGCGAGTTTGTATTTTTCTAGGGTGGTCAAACTACCTCCGATTCTGCAAAGGGGGAAACGAATTGTGCGTCCACCCAGTTGAAATTCTTTGCCCACCGTTTCTTAGTGCGAATGCTGATCTGTTCCTTCTCTTCCACAGATAAGGGTCCTCTGTGGGGTCGGGCGGCGATCCTTTTCTTGTTCACTTCTTTGCGGAAGATTTCTAGTTCTCCCATGAAGCTGTCTAGTCCAATTTCGTTCAATCTTTCTAAACTCTTTTTTCGAAACTCAATTGCCTCTTCGAGGGTGTCATGTTGCCCCAAAGAAATTTCTTTTCCGTGGACCTTAATTCTCGCCCGAAAACGGCCCTTAAAAACTCCTACCCCATCGTGGGTGGTAGTTTTTCCTTGGCGTTTGAGATGCGAATTGCGCATCTTTTCACGAGTTTCAGCAGTGTGAACTCTTTGGCTGCTTGCTAATCCGATTTTGGTTTTGGTTTCTTCGGTAGGGGCTCCTCCGTTTTCACCACCAAATTTCGTGTTGTAACCAATTTTGTTGTCGTAGGATCGAAGGGAGACTATCCACAAAGATTCTGCGTTGTTGGTTTCTTCGAGAGATTCGAACCTACCCAACTCTTGGACGACGAAAGCATCTTCTCCGTACTTTCGGATTGCTGCATGAAAATGATCGTCTTTGTTCCGGGACCAGATGTGGCTTTTAAAACGTTCCTCTACGGTCAACCCCGTCTGGCCAACATAAATCTTTCCGTTGACTTTATTTGTCACCAAATAAACGTAATACATATTTTCTCATCCTCACATGAGTCGGATTGGGCGGTAGTGAGGTACCGCCCTTCCCGATTTGAATTTCGAAACTCAAATACATTATACCACAGTTTCGTGGCTTTGTGTAAAAAATTTCGAAATTATTTTTACACTTCTAACTACAACGGAATCATCAACTTGACGATGTTTCCGATTGCAATCTGCGCAAGGTCATTGTGCTGCCTGGACGCAAAGTGTTTGTGTAACGCACGTTGTAGGAGACCCAGCCTCCGATTTGCGGAATGTTACTCGTCTAAAATAAACGGGGTACGTCATTTCTGCGTACCTCTCATACTTCATTTCGTATGAGGCCGGACTATCGCATCACCCCGAAGGGTGTTCTATCGTTTAGTCTCTCACGGTCCCTTTCGGGTTCCGCCCTGTTGGCTTCTCAGCTTCCAAGTCAATTAGATAGAATTTTCATCTAAGGATTTCGCCCTAGTGACGCCTAAAGTTGACGTGCCGGATCGCTCACGCTTCCCTGTTCCGGAGCCGACTGAATAAACAGCTTGTAGTTCTTGGACCCGTCTTCTGGGTTTTTTCCAAGGAACACGCTGAAGATAGCGTCGTCGCCGAAAATGTAGGTGTTCGGAATTTGTTACTCTGTCATAGACAGGGGATGATCGTTTCCGCCATCCTCTGCATGTCGCCATGCAGCCCGGACTATACCATCACCCTCCGAAGAGGGGCGTCGTCTCTAGTCTCTACACCTTCCTGATTTCTCAGGCTTGGCTCGGTATTGCCTCAGAGAGGGTTCCACCGAATTTACGACGTGTTCGAAGGCAATTACTCGCCTAAGCTACTGTTCCCAATAGTACGTGTTCGAACTGATAGTCACCGTCGGCGCAGTGCTCGTCTGCTTGAACGTTACGCCAGCGAACGAAATGACATCATCGTTCTTAGGCAGTTCAAACAGCATCTTCGCCATCTCGGGATCACGCTTCACAATGTCAGTCAGACCATTGAAAGACGTGTCGTTCAAGATGTCGCGGACAACGTTCGGATGGATGCAAATTGTTACTGTCCATTTCAGACAGGCTAGAGTATTTCTATCTAGCTCTCTAAGTCGCCCTAGAGGTCGGATCATGTCTTCATCTTCGGTACTATATTACCTGTTAACTCTGTTTTTCAGTATAACAGGTAAGATGTTACCGATAAGAGCGCGGTGTATGATCTCTACACCTTCCCAATTGCTTGGGCTTGGCTCGGCGTTTTCTCTTGCGAGATGTTCACCGAATTAGCCGCGTATCAATGGCCGTTACCGACCAAGGGCACCATATTTAATGCCGCCGAATTTGTTGTTCACGAGAGGCCGTGCGTTGACCGATACCAATGACTGTACAGCAGAGCGAAGGTTGTTCGCGGTGAGGTACGAGCCGTTGGCCAGTTGGATGTTGACCAGCGAGTCCACCGCAACAGCCGAGTCCGCAGTGATTTGGACTAAGGAGTTGAGGGTTAGCGCAAGTCTGTAGTTTAGTTCGTTGGCCAGATTCTGGAGCAGGCCGGGATCATCGATTGCAACGTCCAACGCGAGGTCAGACGAGTTGATGAAATCCGCGTACTGTCCGATTGTAGCAACGATCTTGGTGCTTGATTCCGAGATCGGGCTACCCACAGTGCCTTCCGCAGCCTGGTTAAGGTTAGCGGCGAGCAATGCGTAGGTGTAGACAATTGTGTTTGGGCCGTCGCTGTCACCAGCGGGGCGCTCTCATAGTCGCCTATGAGTTCGGGCTCTATCTTCAGTCCATTTTCCGGACTGTTCGGCGTATTAGTCTCTACGGATTCCCGAAATTCTCGGGTCTTTCCTCGGTATTGTCTGCTAACACCAGCAGATGTTCACCGATATAGCCGAATTTTAATTCAGCAGTACAACCACTGAATCTGGTTACCTTGACGTAGGGGCAGCGGACGCTGCTTCGTCATTGAGAGAAACGG